CCCGGAGGTCTGTGGAGAAATCTCTAGATTAGTAATACACACAAATGTGTGGTATAAAAAAGATACAATGAATAAACCAACAGCCGAAGAATTAAAGCTGCTGCTAAAAGAACAAGAATTAAAATTAAAGGCTGCAGCGCAAGATAACTTCTTAAATTTTGTACGAGTGATGTGGCCAGAATTTGTTAAAGGGCCCCACCACCTTAAAACAGCCGCCAAGCTTCAAGATCTAGCAGACGGAAAAATTAAAAGATTAATCGTAAACATGCCACCCCGGCACACCAAATCAGAATTTGCATCATTTTTATTTCCTGCTTTCATGATGGGAGCCAACCCTAAATTAAAAATAATTCAAACAACACATACAGCGGAACTTGCATACCGGTTCGGGCGTAAAGTAAGAAATTTAATGGGAACAGGAGAATTTCAAAATGTTTTTGAGGATGTGGCTTTAAGCGCCGATTCAAAAGCAGCAGGACGTTGGGAAACAAATCATGGCGGAGAGTACTTTGCTGCTGGTGTTGGTGGAGCAATCACGGGCCGTGGTGCGGATTTGCTTATTATTGATGATCCACACAGTGAGCAAGATGCTTTAAGCGAGACAGCAATGGACAATGCCTACGAATGGTACACCTCTGGCCCAAGACAACGTTTACAGCCTGGCGGCCGTATTCTCATTGTTATGACAAGATGGTCAACAAAAGATTTAACAGGGCATTTGATGAGAGCACAATCAGAACCCAAAGCAGATCAATGGGAAGTAATAGAATTCCCTGCAATTCTGCCAAATAATAAACCTATTTGGCCCCAATACTGGAAACTATCCGAATTAGAATCTGTTAAGGCTTCTTTGTCAGAACAGAAATGGCAAGCACAATGGCAACAACAACCTACTTCTGAAGAAGGTTCCATTATAAAACGTGAATGGTGGCAAGTATGGACAAAAGATAAGCTACCCGATTTAGTTCATGTTATCCAAAGTTATGATACGGCCTATAGTAGAAAAGAAACTGCCGATTTTTCCGCTATTTCTACATGGGGAATATTTTATCCTGAAGAAGGAGCTAAGCCTCATGTGATGTTAGTCGATTGTAAAAAAGGAAGATGGGATTTTCCGGAGTTAAAAAAGATTGCATTAGAGGAATATAATTTTTGGGAACCAGAAACTATCATTGTTGAAGCAAAAGCAAGTGGTATGCCATTAACGCAAGAATTAAGAACGATGGGAATTCCAGTTGTTAACTTTACACCGACGAGAGGAAATGATAAACACGTTCGTGTAAATTCTGTTTCACCTTTATTTGAAGCTGGCATGGTATGGCGGCCTGATGAAAGATGGACAGAAGATATGGTGGAAGAGTGTGCGGCTTTTCCGTTTGGCGAACATGATGATTTAGTAGACAGTATGACCCAAGCTATGTTAAGGTTCCGTCAAGGTAATTTTGTAACTCATCCAGAGGATTATGAAGATGCACCATTACAACTGGATGTACAACGAACTTATTATTAGGAGGGATTATGGCGAGTAGATTTAAACAATTACAGGATATGTTAGAAGATGCTATTATTAAAGAGGATGATGATCAAATACAAATTCTTAAAGCAGAGTTATTCAATATGAATCCTAATTATAAAGATGGCGGAAAAGTGTCAAGTTCAGCACAGGGCTCCGTGATTAAAGGAGCAAAAGCTAAGAGTAGTGCACAGGGTTCCGTGATCCCAGGCGCAGCAGCCAAGGGTTCAGCAGAAGGTTCCGTTATTAAAATGAAATCAGGTGGACTAGCTAAACGTGGCTACGGAAAGGCGAAAAGATAATGGCCATCGATAAAAGAATTACAGGAGTATCTAACCCCGATCTAACAATTGATGAAGAAGCGCAAGTAGGAATTAAACAAACTCCTTTCGCTGAACAATTTGATGAAGAAATAGAAATACAAGAAACAGAAGAAGGTGGAGCAGTTATTGATTTTGATCCTAATGATATGCCTACCGAAGCAGGATTTGCAGATAATTTATCAGAATTTTTAAAAGATGGCGTTCTTAATGAGATATCTAACGAGATAGTAGGTGAATTTAAAGCGGACCGTGAATCACGGCACGAATGGGAGTTTTCATATACAAAAGGATTAGATCTATTAGGTTTTAAATATCAGGAAAGATCGCAGCCTTTTCAAGGAGCAAGCAGCGTAACACACCCGATGTTAGCGGAATCAGTAACACAATTTCAAGCTCAAGCTTTTAAAGAGCTATTACCACCCGCAGGCCCTGTTAAAACACAGATCTTAGGAGAAGAAACACCAGAAATTATTGCGCAAGCAGACAGAGTTCAAGAGTATATGAACTATCAAATTACAAATAAGATGCAAGAGTACACTCCAGATATGGATCAATTGCTATTTCACCTTCCACTTGCAGGATCTGCTTTTAAAAAAGTTTATTATGATGCTACAAGACAAGCAGCGGTATCTAAATTTATACCAAGTGAAGATTTAGTAGTTAATTATTTAGCAACAGATTTACAATCAGCAGAACGTGTTACTCATATTGTAAAAATTTCAGAGAATGATTTATTAAAACAGCAGGTTGCCGGGTTTTATAGAGATGTTGATGTTCAAACTAGTAATGAAGAAACATCAATACAAAAAAAATACAATCAATTAGAGGGCGTTAACAAAGTTTCCTACGAAGAAAATGTATATACCTTATTTGAAATACATTGCGATTTAGACATAGAAGGATTCGAAGATCAAGATGCAGAATCTGGGGAACCTACTGGTATTAAGGTGCCATATGTCGTTACTGTTGATGAGGGTTCCAATAAAGTTTTATCTATTTACAGGAACTATAAAGAAGACGACCCCCTTAGAAAAAAAATCGAATACTTCGTTCACTATAAATTTCTTCCAGGTTTGGGTTTTTACGGGTTTGGTCTTATCCATATGCTCGGGGGCCTATCAAGAACGGCTACCTCCACGCTTCGTCAGCTTATTGACGCCGGAACGTTATCAAATTTACCAGCAGGATTTAAAGCCAGAGGAATTAGAATTTCAGGTGATGACACCCCTATTCAGCCAGGAGAATTTAGAGATATAGATGCACCAAGTGGAGACTTGCGTTCAGGATTAATGCCTCTTCCTTATAAAGGACCCGATCAAACATTATTTTCATTATTGGGTTTCTGTGTAGATGCTGGACAAAAATTTGCTGCAGTAGCAGACATGAAAATTTCGGAGGGTAATACAAACGCTCCGGTCGGAACCACCCTAGCCATGATGGAACAAGGCGCTAAAGTAATGAGTGCAATTCATAAACGTTTACATTACGCACAAAAACATGAATTTAAATTACTAGCTATAGTTTTCGGTACATTCCTCCCTCCCGAATATCCATATATGGTAGTGGGTGGCAATCAAATGATTAAACAAACGGATTTTGATGACCGTGTTGATATTATTCCAGTTTCAGATCCAAATATGTTTTCGATGTCACAACGTGTGGCACTAGCACAAATGCAATTGCAATTGGCGCAAGCGGCCCCGGAACAGCATGATCTTTATGAGGCGTATCGCCGTATGTATCAAGCATTGAATGTTCAAAACATTGAAGCTTTACTTCCTCCTCCTCCCGCTCCTCAACCTATAGACCCTGGTGTAGAAAACGCTATGGGATTAGGATTAAAACCTTTAAGAGCATTTGAAGGACAGAATCATCAAGCACACATAGATGCACATAGAGCCTTTATGTCTAGTTCTCTTGTTAAAGCTAACTTACAAGTGTTGGCATTATTTCAAGGACATATCTCAGAACATGTGGCATTAATGGCAAGACAGGAAATTATGGAACAAGTAGGACCACAGATGCAACAAATGCAGATGCAGATGCAACAGCCGGGCGCTGCACAAAATCCGCAGATACAACAACAAATGCAACAAGCGCAAGCGCAAATAGAATCACAAATTGCTGTGCGTATCGCTGAGATGACTAATAATATGGTAGCAGAAGAACAAGAGTTTTTAGACGAGACAGATGGCGCTGATCAATTAGTACAGCTCCGTGAAAAAGAATTAGAGATTCAGGCATCCGAAGTTCAACGTAAAGTAAATGAAGGAAAAGAAAAAATAGCTTTAGATCAAATGAAGTTTAAACAAAAAGAAAATCTTCAAGAACAAAAGATAGATTCTATAGAAGATATCGCTGAAATGAGAGCCAGAGTAAGTTTAAAGAAAATGGATCAACAAACTAAACAAAAGAAATTGAAATATGACAATTAAAGAAGATAAACTAATTAATGAGGTGTATAATAAAGCTAGAGATCTTATAGAAAAAGAAAAGATTAACCCTATAGATTTTTCAGGAGCCTTATTAAATGTAGCCAAACTTATTCTTATAGAAGAGGTTGGAACAAAAGATGCAGAAATCTTATTTGATTTTGCTAATAAAAGTTTTATAATAGAAACTGAACAAATAACATATCACTAAAGGAGATATAATGGCATTAAATAACCCAAAACCAAAATTTGTAAATGGATCATTATATCCAAATGCAAAGATGACTGTTTCAACAGATATGAACCCTTATGCGGGTTCTCATGTAAATAAACAAGAAATTGTTGATGTATATACGGCTAGTATGGAAGGACCAAAAGTTACACAAAACCTAGGTGCTGGACCAAAAGGCCAAAGAAGTAAAGCACAAATTAAAAAGGTTCCTTTTAAGGGCTTATTTTAGTGGACTGCAAAATCTGCGGGCATGACTGCCATTGCAGTAAAGTAGGGTCTTGTTGTAGTAAAGAAGACTGTCATTGTAATTCTTGCGAACATTGAACTATTAAGGTAGACTGTTTTTTTTAAAGGAGGTTTTATGAAACTTTTAAAAGATATATGGGCTCACTTGAAAGAGTGGAGTGACTGGGGAATGAAGGACTGGATTAAAGCCGGTATCGTTGCTCTCGTAGTAATTATAGTTCTAGGAAAAATTTCAGGAGCTGTATAAATGTTAG